TTATGGCAATACTAAGTCCGGTGGTTTATCTCAGTATGATGGTCTTGAGCACTGGAACAAAATGGGTTTCTCTAGTGGTTCAGTTGCTTTTGAACCTACGAAAAAGACCATGAGAATGGTATACGATTGGGTAAAAGAGAATCATACACGCCGTTATTTTGAATGGTGGGAAGCCAAGAATCCAAAAGGTCTTCCATTGAAACGTGACCACAAAAACCGTACATTAAACTTTGCGTATGGTAAGTTGGATATTCCAAAACATCTTATTCGTACCGAACATCAACGTGGAATTTATTTTTCTCCACTATATAATAACACCAATGAATATCTTCGAAAAGAAATTGGTGATGAACAACTGGTAAAGTCCTTTGACACCAGTGAAGAAACTTTAGCAAATATTTGGAAAACCAAATATGCTAAAGGACGGATATCAATGTTGAAAAAGAAGAATACGGTTTCTTATGAAAACCTTTTCTACGATGACTTGATATTCATGTCTTGGGAAGAAACCAAGGCGAAATATCTGCCGCAAGTTGGTAGATAATCAAGTATACCACAAATATGCTTGACTTTTGTACTATATAATAGTATGATGTGAATACTTGTGAAAACAAGATTTTTTATAACTTTGTCATTAGGAGAATATATTATGACTAAAAAACTTTCTGCAAAAGAAAAAATCCTTAACTATTTGAGCAAAACTGAAGGTTACAACACCTTGTCAGTTGCACAAGCACGTGCTCGTTTTGGCATTCAAAACGTTTCTGCTCGTGTAGAAGAACTTCGTAAAGAAGGTCATGTTATCTACACAAACACCAAAACTCGTAATGACGGCACTAAAGTTGCCGTATATCGTATGGGTAAACCAACTAAAGCAATGGTTCGTACTGCTATCAATGCAGGTTACAGCTTCGGAGCTTAATCCGTAAAAAGTGAGGGAAGGCCTTGGTTTTCCCTTTTTTTTATATTTTTGGAGAGATAATGGAAATTTCAATTAAAAAAGAAGAACTTCAAAAGAAAAGTATATTTGTTGCAACACCAATGTATGGTGGTATGAACCATGGTTTATATGCAAAAGCGTGTTTGGATTTGCAATCTTTATGTATGCAATACAACATCTCAGTTAAATTTTCATTTCTTTTCAATGAATCTTTAATCACAAGAGCAAGAAACTATCTTGTTGATGAATTTTTACATCGTTCAGATTGTACACATTTATTGTTTTTAGATGCTGATATTCATTTTAATCCACAAGACGTTATTGCTCTTTTGGCATTAGATAAAGATGTTATCGGTGGACCTTATCCTAAGAAAGCAATTAAATGGTCATCTGTTAAAAAGGCAGTTATTAAAGACCCTACAATAGAAGAAGGTAATCTAGACAAGATTACTGGTGATTATGTTTTTAATCCTGTAAAAGGAACAGAACGATTTACTGTAACCGAACCACTTGAAGTTTTAGAAATCGGAACTGGTTTTATGTTAGTTAATCGTAGTGTTTTTCCAAAGTTTGAAAAAGCATATCCACAACTTCGTTATAGACCAGACCATGTAGGTCAAGCACACTTTGATGGATCACGTTACATTCATGCTTACTTTGATACTATCATTGATAGTGTTGACAGTGCGACTGGTGGCGGTACTGACCGTTATTTGTCAGAAGATTATATGTTTTGCCAACTTTGGAGAAAAATTGGTGGAAAAATCTATCTATGTCCATGGATGAGAACAGACCACATTGGTACATATCATTTCAAAGGCGATATGCCTGCTGTTGCTAACTTTGTTGGTGAAATGTAATGACTGATGATGTTGTCAAAGCATCACAAACGGCCACTACTGGTGGTCGTAAGTTTGACGGCGACAAATTAGAATATGGTTTGTTGCCTCCTTTTGCTCTTGAGGCCACTGTTGATGTATTAACATTTGGTGCTCAAAAGTATGAGAGAGATAATTGGAAAAAAGTACCAGATTCAAAACGTAGGTATTATGATGCACTTCAACGGCATTTATGGGCATGGAAAAAAGGTGAAATATTTGATAATGAATCTGGTAAACATCACCTGGCCCACGCAATGTGTTGCTTGATGTTTTTGTATGAACATGATACAATTAATTTTTATGATGAGGAAAGTAAATGAAGATTTCAAATGATACACTAACAGTTCTCAAGAACTTTGTTGGTATTAACGCAAGCATTGAATTCAAAAAAGGAAACAAACTTGCAACAATTTCGCCAACTAAAACAGTACTGGCAAAAGCCACAATTTCTGATAAATTTCCACAAGATTTTTGTGTTCATGATTTGAATCAATTTTTGTCCGTGCATTCACTGTACAAAGATTGTGATTTGGATTTTGATGAACATCATGTTATCTTTAAGTCTGGAAAAAGAAAAACAAAATATAGAACAACATCTAGGAACGTTATTGTTACTGTTCCAGAAAAAGAATTGACACTACCTAGTGTTGATGCAACATTTACTTTGACCGCTGAAGATTTGGCTAACATCGTAAAAACTTGTAATGTTCTACAATCACCTAATATTTCAGTTGAGTCTGATGGTGAAAAAATTTCTGTTACATCTTTTGATGCAAACGATGATTCTGCTCACGTTAATTCAACAGAAATATGTGATGGTAATGGAACAATTTTTAAGGCGGTATTTCTGGCAGAAAATTTAAAAATGATGCCAGATTCTTATAGTGTGGAAATTTCATCCAAAGGTTTGGCTTCTTTTAAAAATACAAAAGGAGACTTACAATATTGGATTGCAATTGAAGCTAAACATTCTAAATTTGGAGAATAACATGATTTGGGTAACAGACGTAGTAAATAAAAATAAAGTTTCAATTAATCCTGATTATATTGTAGCAGTATATCCAATTATTGATGGTGAACATCAAGGCAAAACAGCTATAAATTTACATAATTCTCATGTAGTTGTAGAAGAATCGGATTTAGACATTGTTTCAATGGTTGAAAACAATAAAAAATAATTATGACTAAAGTAAATACATTATTTGGTTCTTTTGATGAAGAACAATTGAAAAAACTTAAAGGTTATGTTGATGAGTTGGTTCTTCATATGCAAAAGAACCAATCAAATAATGAAGCAATGAAAGATATTGTAGATATTGCCAATGATGAGTTAAAGATTCCTAAAAAGATTGTTAAACGTATGGCAAAAACACAATTCAAAAATTCATTTCAAACTGAAGTTGCTGAATCTAAAGAGTTTGAGGCACTATTTGAATCAATGAATGAGATCAAATAAAGCCTGGTAGGACGTGACAAATGCCAGCTTGTCTGGCATTTTTTTTATTTTATATATTATGGAGTATTTGAATGAACGAGCATATGTTGTGGGTAGAGAAGTATCGACCAAAGAAAGTTGAAGATTGTATTCTTCCTGAAGCAATCAAAACTACATTTCAGGAATATGTAAACCGTAAAGAGATTCCTAATCTACTTCTTTCTGGTACTGCAGGTGTTGGCAAAACAACTATCGCAAAAGCCTTATGTGAAGAAGTTGGTTGTGATTACATTGTTATTAACGGTTCTGATGAGTCTGGCATTGACACATTCAGAAATAAAATCAAAAACTATGCCTCATCTGTATCCTTGACTGGCGGCCGTAAGGTCATCATCATTGACGAAGCAGATTATCTAAATGCAAATTCAACTCAACCTGCCTTGCGTGGTGCTATCGAGGAGTTTGCTGAGAACTGTTCTTTTATCTTCACCTGTAACTTCAAGAATCGTATTATTGACCCAATACATTCTCGTTGTACTGTTGTTGACTTTAAAATCAATGGCAGTAAACCAAAAATGGCTGCACAATTCTTCAAGCGTGTTGAATGGATTCTTGAACAAGAAAATATCACTTATGATAAACAAGTAGTTGCTGCCGTTATCACCAAGCATTTCCCTGATAATCGCCGTATTTTAAATGAACTACAACGATACTCTGTATCTGGTACAATCGACAAAGGTATTCTTGCATCAGTTTCCGATTTGCAGTTAACTGAACTTATCAAAGGTTTAAAAGATAAAGACTTTGGAACTTGTCGTAAATGGGTCACATCAAACCTAGACAATGATACAACAACTATTTTTAGAAAGTTGTATGACACATTGTATGAATCTTTGGAATCTAATTCTGTTCCACAAATGGTTCTTATTATTGCCAAGTATCAATATCAGGCAGCCTTCGTTGCAGACCATGAGATTAATCTTATTGCCTGTTTGACAGAAATCATGGTTGAGTGTGTGTTCAAATGAGTCCGTTTGATTATGTTGATTTTATTTTTCGCAAGAAGAAACCAGAAGATGAACTGGACTTCAAAGATTATGCACCATTTATTGTAAATAGGTCTTTATCCTATCACCTGGATTGTGTTCTCTATGCAAATGATATGAACCTACATCCAGGTATTGACAAAGATATGCAATACCAGTATTTTCTAAATAGTATTAGACCAATGAAACGGGGTTTTCAACCGTGGCAAAAGTCTAAAACCGATGAGAATATTGAATTTGTCAAAACATATTTTGGTTATTCAAATGCTAAAGCCAAAGAAGCTTTGCGTATTCTTACTGATGAACAAATCGCTGAAATAAAAATAAAAACAGAAAAAGGCGGAGTGAAGAAATAATGATTGAAATAAGAGACCTAATAGAAGTAACATTAAAAGAAAAAGATGATTTCTTAAAGGTCCGTGAAACATTAACACGGATTGGTGTGGCTTCCAAAAAAGAAAAAATTTTATACCAATCTTGCCACATACTACACAAGCGTGGTCAGTATTACATAGTACATTTTAAAGAACTATTTGCATTAGATGGAAAACCAGCAGACATTAGTGAAAGTGATCTTTCTCGTAGAAATGCTATTGCAAATTTGTTGGAAGATTGGGGTTTAATTAAATTAGTTAATCCTGTGCAAACAGAAATGCCAGAACCTATGTTTCTTTCACAAATTAAAATTATTTCTCATAAAGAGAAGAATGAATGGCAATTAGTTCCGAAATACAATATTGGTAAAAAACCAAATAATAATTAAACTTTAATTTATATTATGAATGTGTCTATCTATCTATGAATGAATCGAATATTGTTTTTTATAAAAAATCTAATAGTGAAGTTAACAAGAAATATTTTAAAGATAATTTAAAATTGATTGAAATTGAAGTCTTTTCTTATTGCAATAGGAAATGTTGGTTTTGTCCAAACTCTTATATTGATAGAAAATCCGAAACAATTTTAATGTCGGAAATTTCGTATCTTTCTATTTTAGACCAACTAAAAGAAATTGATTATGACAAAGAAATTACTTATAGTAGGTATAACGAACCTCTTTCCAAAAAAGATATTATTCTGAAAAGAATCAAACAAGCCAGAGAATATCTACCTAAGGCAAAACTAAGAACAAACACCAATGGTGATTACCTAAGTTTAGACTACATATATGAATTGCGTGATGCTGGATTAAATGAATTGTTTATTCAACAGTATTTGGGTAACAAACAAAAATATGATCATAAACGTTCAAAACGAATCATGATTGAAAAGATTAGACGTTTGGGTGTTGATTATTCAGTTATTACAGACATATATAATCACAGAATCGAATTTGAATTACATATAGAAGGAATTACTGTACACTTACGTGCCAGAAATTTTAGTATAGAAGGTACAGCAAGAACAAAAGATATTGAAAACTATGACAAAGATTATGTGAGAACACAATCATGTAATCAGCCTTTTAATAATATGTATATTGATTACAATGGTTCTGTTGTGGTGTGTTGCAATTCTAGGTCAGACATACCCGAACATGAAAATGCAATTATGGGTTCAGTACACCAAGATAAACTATACAATATCTACAGTTCTAATAAATATGATTCTTGGAGAGAACACTTGAAAGATGATGGACCAAAATCTGGTATATGTGAAAAATGTAAAATTGATGTAAAATTTGAGGAATTTATATGAAAACTGTAATATCACATTTTTATAATGAAGAATATATGTTACCGTGGTGGCTAATGCACCATCGTGAAATATTTGACCACGGAATTCTTATTGATTATGATTCTACTGATAGGTCATTAGAAATTATTAAAGAATATTGTCCAACGTGGCAAGTAGTAAAGTCTCGTAATCGTGAATTTGATGCTGCACAATGTGATGAAGAAGTTATGGATTATGAATCTAAAATTAATGGTTGGAAAATGTGTCTCAACGTGACCGAATATTTAATTGGTGATTATTCTGTATTAAATGATAATCCAAATCAAACACTAATAGTTCCTTGTTATATAATGGTCGATATACAAAAAGAGATTGGAGTAACGTATAATGAGTCTTTATTAAAACAAAAACCTTTTGGAATATCATATAACACTGACAAAGCCGTAACAATCGAAAGATGTTGTAGAGCAATTCATAACACAACCAGTTTACGATATGAACCAGGACGGCATTTTATACACGGAAATTGTAAAGAATTACAAGTTTTATGGTATGGTTATTCACCAATGACACCAGAGATGATAGAAAGAAAATTACAAATCCAATACAGAATACCACCTTCAGACAAAATGCAAGGTCGTGGATTGCATCATTTTACAAATGAAGAATACATAAATCACAATTATACCAGATATATGCCATTTGTTACAGACCTTTCAGATGAATTGAATATAAATAAAATATTATAGGTGTGTGAAAAAAAGGTGCTCCACCTACCTTAGGAGCGTAGTAAAACGGGCAGACGAAATTGCCGCCGGAGAACGTAACCGGTTC